ACGAACAAGATGGTCTATGCCTGTTCGTTCTACTACTCTAAACCATTTATTACCACCAGCAGTTTTCAATGCATCTATTACCATTGCTTGTCCACCTTGTGTGACTGCTGTAGAGAATGATGCGATGTTAGGTAATTCTTTTCTTTGTCCTGTTAAATCCATGAACTTGTAAACTGCAACCACAGGCATTTCTTTTGCAGGTGGTAAGTTAAGTAATTCTAAGTATGAAGGAAGTCTTATAACTTCTGCTTCATCTACACAAATATATGGCATCGCTCTTTCAAAAGTTCTGCCTACTGCCTTTGCATAGTTTACTAAGTCATGAGGATATTCATCACCCCATGTCTTTGGGTCACAATCTTGTGGTTCGCTAGAGAATCTAGGGACTGATGCACAGCCTGATAATAAGATTGTGAGTGCGAGTAAATATTTAACCATCGGGGTCCTGACCATAATTACCAGTTCCGATTGGTATCTCGATAACTGTTTCTGTTCCATCAGAACCAACAATTGTCATTCTGATAAACTCTGAACCATCTTCATTCGTTATGACTTCGTATGTGACTGTATTGCCTTCTAATACAAATGAACCAAATCTTACTGCGTTATCGTTTGAGAACATAGATTCTACAAGTTGTTTTGCCATTTGGGCATAGATTCTTGATTCTAGGTTCCTTATAAATTTTGCCAAGGTTGAATTATCTGCCTCTCTCTCGGCTGCCTTTCTAGCTGCTTCCAACGCTTCTTCGATTGCCTTCTTTCTTGAATGTTCTTGGTTTTCTATGGTCAAGTAATGGGCGCCTGTTCCCTTTCCTGAGAAACTAGGATTTTTGAATTCATGAACTATTGGTGTTGCACCTAGAGATGCACTTATTAGTATTAAACTACTTAGTATTGCTATCTTCACTTTTCTTCTCCTTTAAAACTTGTGCCTCTCGATATTCTAAAACAGTATTCAACTTCTCTTGTAATCTTATCTGGTCTTGGTCCAACATTCTCATTTGGTCGATAAGTTTTACTAGAGTTGTCTGCTGTTTGTCAATCATAGGCTCTAGTTCTTCTGTCACAAATTTCCAGACGAAGTATATGAAGTATCCCATAGCAAGTGCGATGATAATAGGAAAACCAAATTGGTTAACCATATCTGCAATCGCACCAAGATAGTCGACTTCTAAATCCAGAACATCTTCTGGCAGTTCGTTAATCTCTTCTTGCATCTATACTTCCATCTTCTACGAAATTTTCAGCTCTTGCAACTCTCTCTAAATCTGGTCTTAACTCCAGAGCTTGAGATATCAGCAAGTCAATCTTGATGATATCGTTGTTCATGACTCTTGCCCTATCTTCTAACATCGAAATAATCCCTGTGAGACTCTTAACATTGTCAAGAACTCCTTCGAGGATATACTTCAAGGTGAGAAAGATAAAGAATGCCATGACGAGAGAACCAAATATTGGCGCTCCCACATCAGCTAAAAATTCTATCCAGTTCATAATATCTACAAACTATTTATGATAATTGCTTCGTTGGAAACAAAAAAAAGGGACCTAAAAGGTCCCTTTTCAGATAGTCTAAAAGACTTTATCTTAATTGCGAGTGTATTTCGTTTATCACTTGAGCTTTAGTTCCTGATTTTTTAACTTTCAGGTTTTGTTTCTCTGCAAAATCGAATAACTGAACTTTTGTTAAAGTTTTTAATTCGGCTTTACTAGTGATACCGTTGTTGTTTACATCTGCAACAACTTCTGGTGCCGGTGCCGGCGAAGGAGTTGTTGTTGATGTTGAACTGCTACTATCACCTCTTACGAAGGCAAAGTAGATTACAACTAATACAACTGCTATTGCAATAACATATTCCATAATATACTCCCATTAATTATTATGAACTACTAGTATACTACTAATTCATGCCTGAGTAAAGGGGGTTTTTGGAATTATTTGTCCTTTGCTTTACCAACATTCAATGCAACCCAATCAAGAAGTTTATAAGCTTTCTTAACTAGACCATCGTCTACTGGTGTTGGTGTTAAGGCTGCTACTAATGATGCACCCATAACTAACCATGGAATCACTTGAATGATTCTGATAATATATTCGATAAATTCTAACATATATTCTCCTGTTAAATTTTGGTTTAACAGAGGTATTTATGAAATATTGTTGCCGATTGAGTATTTTTGTGTCAATTTCCACTCATTTTTTTCTTTGTAAGGTATAACCTTTATCTGAGAGAGTGGTGCTCTAGGGTCTAATATCTGTTGAGGATTCAACACTTTGACTAGATTCCATTGTCTTAATAAGTCTATGATAGTATTTCTTCTGCCTAAATCTGACTCATCAAAGTTGGTTTGTTTACCATCGAGTTTGAATAACTCTTTGAAGTGAACGATATAGTATTTGCCTTTTTTGTGGAGAATATGGCATGATTGAAACAGTTCTTTTTCCTTTCTAGATGCCACACCTATACGAGATAAGGTTTCTCTTATCTTTAAGAAATCATCTTTTTCTGGAAATGTTATTTCTACTAGGTCTTGTATTAAGTCTGTTTCATCCATTATTCTTCCCACCAAGTTTCATACTTTCTTTCAACTCACGATACTGTTTATCATCTATAAGTTCAAGATATTCTTTGGCGACTTTTGTAGATACACCAAAGTATGACTTCACTGTATCGAGTTTCTTACTTTCGTAAGGTTTATGCCATTTCGAAAATCTTTGTCTTTTTCTTAAAGTATTTATGAAAAACAAGTATTGAAGACGGTTATCCGTGCTGTGTCGGATGTTCATCTCGTTTACTAGAAAGACAGAATCTTGATGGTAAGATAATGCCTTATTGACTAAGAATGGTTGATATGCTTTCTCTTCGACCTCATCAACCATGAGGTCTTTTTTGTCGTAAGAGACCGACTTTACGAAATCAAATGGATTTCTTTTAGGCAAGTTCTTTACCTGAGTCTGCAAGGTTTCTAACAACCTCTTGAACTAGGTCAGCGCCTGTTCTGCCTTCAACGATAGTATACTTCTTGCCATTTTTGAGTGTTCTCTCAATTCGACCATCCATATACTGAACATCGACTACGCCTTTGACCACATCTTTTACAGTTTGGTCATTGTCATACCACATAGATGTTAGACTATGTGCATGTAAACACATTGGTGTGTCTTTGTATTTTTCTGCTAAGAGTATCTTTCTTTGCAGTTCTACTTTATCGTCATATTGTCCCATTTTATTTCTCCCATTCACATTCTTTCATTATCTCTGTTAGACAGGCAACAAAGTTAATCTCAGAATCCATACTAAAGGCAGACTTGTATTGATAGTCTGCAATAATTAATACGGCTGCTGGTATAGAACTTTTTGATACTCTCTTTTCAAGACTATCAAATACCTTTCTATATAGAGTATTGAAATCGTTATCAGAATTTTGACCGACCCATTTTCTCATGCCAGACCAGTTTTTGTCTGCCATCATATCAATCAAAGGTGTAAGTTTTTCTTCTGATAATGTCGCTAGTAGGCCACTATCGATTACACCTGATGCACCATATCGTTGAACTTCGTTGATACATCTTCTGAAATCTGGAAAGAACTTCATAATAAGTTCTACTAAAACTTTCTCATTGAAAGTTATGTTTTCATTTACACATATTTGTTTTAATCTATCTAGACCTTCTACTGCGAGTTTTTGTTTCTCACTGTTAGGCATAGTGAAATCTATAACAGTGCATCGACTATGAAGTGGTGCAATGATACGATTCTTGTAATTACATGTAAATATGAATCTACAGTTTGATGAGAACTCTTCTATGAAGTTTCTCAATGCAGGTTGAACTGACTCAGCAGATATGTAATCTGCCTCATCTAGAATTACAACTTTAGGACCACCAGATAGTGATACTGTAGATGCAAAGTTTTTGATTTTTGTTCTCAAAGTATCGATAAGACGACCCTCATCAGAACCATTTATGACAATAAAGTCTGCACCAAGTTCATTACACATCGCCTTAGCGATAGTAGTTTTACCTGTGCCTGCTGTGCCACATAGTAATAGATTAG